GTGCCGCCCGAACCACTTGAACCGCTCCTTGTCCAGCTTCGGGCTGTCATGCACGTCTCCGATCGCGCAGACGCGCATCGTCTCGCCGTCTGGAGTGCTTCCCGCCCGCACAGATACACGCGACCGCTGTGCGGGCGGAAACTCAACGTCGCGTGGCGCTTCCGGCTTATCCGCGGCTAAAAATTTCTGGTAAAGCTCAGGAAACGTCCTAGCGATCGGGCCGTCGCCCCGCAGCCTGGTGTAGATCGTCGCAGAGTTGATACCCAGCTTCTTCGCCAGGAGCATGATGGCCTGCGATTTCGGATGTCCCGCCCGTAGCGCCGCTATCAGGCCGTTGATCGTCTCTTCGGCCTTCGCTCTCGTTATTGGCGGCTGCGGCATCCAGTAGGTCCGTCTCTTCCCCTGGCGGGCTTCCCGAGCGGGACCATTTCATCAGCACGCTCCAAAGTCCATGCGTCGGGCCGAGATCCGCGGCGTAAGTCCAACCCTCCGCTGCATATTTAGAAACGTCAGCATGTCTGACGTATCGAAACCAGCTGATCGTCATGCCGTTGCCTTATTTGCTAGGCGCTCATTAGCAAGCTCATCGAACGTCCGACCGTCGCCATCGAGCGTTGCTTTCTGGCCGGTAAAGTCCTGCCAGCGTTTGATGGCGACATCGACGTAGGCGGGGTTCAACTCAACGGCATGGCAGGAGCGACCCGTCATCTCCGCTGCAATGATCGTCGTTCCGGAACCAGAGAACGGCTCATAGACCGCCTGCCCAGGCGATGAGTTGTTCTCGATCGGGCGTTTCATGCACTCGACCGGCTTTTGCGTCGAATGGCCCGTTTCAGACTTGCGCGGCTTCTCGATCTGCCAGAGCGTCGATTGCTTGCGGTCCCCAGACCAATGCCCTGTTGCGCCCTTCTTTACTGCATACCAGCACGATTCATGTTGAGCATGATAGTGACCGCGAGAAATAGCAAACTGGCTCTTAGACCAAATAATGTGCGACCTAAGTTGAAAACCAGCGTCTGTTAATTGCTTCTCCATTGAACCAACTTGCAAATGCCCATGCCAGACATAAGCAACATCACCGGGGAAAAGAGTCCACGCCTCAGTCCAATCCAACTTGTCGTCGTTTTCTACCTTTCCAGTAGCACGTCCGCCAGACTTGCCGCCAAGCGCCTCATCCCGCCATGACGCGTCGTATTCAATGCCATAAGGCGGGTCGGTCACCATCAGGTGCGGCTTAACCCCAGCCAGCGCCTTCTCGACGACCAGCGGATCGGTGCAATCGCCGCAGGCCAAACGATGCTTGCCGAGCACCCACACATCGCCAAGCACCGCAACAGGCTCCGCAGGAGGCTCCGGTATTTCGTCAGGATCAGTTAGCCCCTCTGTCTCCTCCGCAAGCAGACCGGCCAAAACCTTGTCGTCGAAACCCAGCAGGCTCAGGTCGAAGTCGCCCAGCGCCAGCTCCCCGATCTCGACCTTCAGCATCTCGTTATCCCAGCCGGCGTTCATCGCCAGCTGGTTGTCCGCGATCACATAAGCCCGCTTCTGCGCCTCCGTCAGATGCTCGAGCCGGATCACCGGGGCCTGCTTCAGCCCCAGCTTCCGCGCCGCCATAAGCCGCCCGTGACCCGCGATGATTGTCCCGTCGCCATCAACCAGGACCGGATTAGTCCAGCCAAACTCCTTAATGCTCGCCGCAATCTGCGCCACCTGTGCGTCGCTGTGCGTCCGGCTGTTGCGGGCGTATGGCAGCAATGACGCAACGTCGCGCCATTCAATCTTGTAATTCTCCTGGCCGGCCATCCGTCAAATCTCCTCAATTTTTTTTCGGCGGGAACGCGGTTTCTTCGCGCCCGTAGGGGCGGGGGTGGGGGTCATATTTTCGGGGTTGTGTGTATGGGTAGCGGTGGCCGGCGCCGACGCCGCCCCCGGTACTATGCCGGGGGCGGGAGGGTCTAGATCGTTCACATCTATACGGTTCGCATCAGAACCATCGACGATCTCACCCCTATCGGCTCCAAACCTTTTATCCAAAAAGGTTTGATCGTTAGTAATATCAATGGCTTGTGCCTCGATGTACCCGAGATCATTACCCGTGCGCCGTGAAGTCAGCGCACGCAGCGCGTCGAGATGCAGCGTGTGCGTGTGCTGCACGTCCACATCGACCTGCTGCCGGTCGCCGTAAACCTTTGGCAACAAACGAGAAGCGGTCCACTTCATCGCGTCGAGCGCCACACGACCGCGATCGGGCGGGATTTTCCCGCTCAAAACGCCGAAAGTGACGTCTGAAATCATGTCGGCGTGAGCCATCGCACGCGCTTGGATCGCGCGCGCGTAGTCCTGCGCGAACCCTTCGTCGTCCGACAACCAGCTCCAGATCGCCCGATCTTGTGGCATGTCCTCGTCTTTGCAAACATTAGCCACTGATCTGCCTTGAGCGATGCGACGGCAGAACTCTTTGAGCAGCTCGGGTGTTTTTATGCTTGGTCTGCCGCCCTTGTTCTTCGGCTTCTCTTCCGCTTGAGCCTGCTCGCTCACTTCGCCTTCCTCCGATACGCCACGCTCGGGAACCAAATCACGTTGTTCTCGACCCGAACCTTGTATTCACGACCATTGTTTAGAACGCTTATGAAGCGCACTGGCGAGGCTTCGCACTCAGCCAGGTAATCATCCATCACGCCAGCCAGATACTCGTCCAGCTCCTCCGCTGCTGCGTCTGCCTCATCCCCATGGAATGTCATCGTCAATCTCCTTAATCCCCGCCTTCTCGACCGTCGCACCAGGAAACAGTGTCTTGGTCTCTTCGATCACGCGGCGCCCTTGAAAGTCATCCCACACAACGAGCAGCTCGTCGAGCGTAACGACCGTCGCCGGATCCGTGCTGTCCTTTGCAACCTTCGACACGTCGGCCCGATCAAGCACGATTGTGTACTTGGTCCCGCGGTGCAGTTTTGACCATACCGCTTCTGGATATGTCTTGTGACCGCCGTCTGTCGCCGCCTGGTCGAGCGCCTGCCATCCTCTGATCATCACGCTTGCCTTAGCGACGACCGCGTCGAGATCGTTCGCTCGGATCGCCTCGTCGAGCTTCTCCCTGGCCGACGAAAACTTCGCCGCCATCTCCGGCGTGACGAGCCTCGGCAATCTTCCGACACCCCACTTGCCTTCCATCTCGACCGCCACCCGATCAAGCGGCTCGAGCGCATCCTGGATCGGCTTGCGATCGATCGGGAGCGGCATCATCGCCCTCTCCATCACCCTACCCACATCAACCTCCTCTTATACCGACCGTGACACTTTTCTAAACTGTCACGCTTCGGACCGTGACACCGTGACACCCCTAAAGGGGTGTCGTCACGATTGTCACGCTTCCGGCTATGCGCCCAAAAATTAAGTGTCACGTTTGTCACGCTTAAGTGTCACGCTAAGTGTCACGGTCATCTCCCTTTGTGAGCCACCACCAACCGCCAAAATTAGCCGCCTCGCGCCGTTCGATCAGCCCATCCTTGGCCCGCTTGAAGGCCTGCCGCCGGCCATCGTTCTCGGCTGTCGTGACCATGTAGAAATAGTCCCGCCACTTGTCCTCCTGGACGCATAGGACCGTGTTCGGGATATGGTTCGACGTGACCTTCTGGCCCGCCTCCTCGACCGCCTTACGGAGCGATTGCAGCCCGTCGCGGACAGCTGGCGCCATGCGAGGCGCACGCTTCTTTGCCGCGGGAGGCGCATCTGTGAGCGGATGCACGACCAAAGATGTGGCGTCGGGATCAAGCTGCGAGACGTGCATCAGGTCCAAACGGAACGACCAGGAGAGGCCATCCATGCCGTCCTTCTGCTTGGTCGACTTGACCGTGCAGACCGGCTCGGTGGCATCGTCGTCGCTGATGCGGGTCAGCTCAAGTTCGGCGTCGACAGCCGCCAGAAGCGCCGAGGATCCACGCATACCGCGCGTCTCGTCCTTGCCGCTGTGGTGGACGACACAGACCGCACAATCGAGCGCATCCTGCAGCGCCGCCATGACGCTGACGAACTGCATCATTTCAGCGGAGCTGTTCTCCTCGCCGCCTGCGTAGGCCCTGGCAAGCGTGTCGATGAAGATCACGGCAGGCTGCAGTCCCCGCTCGCGGATGACCTCAATGAGCGCATTGAGATCATCGAGCGTGCTGCGGAGGTTCATCTGCGCCTTGACGAAATGCACGGGCAGATCGTCCAGCAGGTCGTAACGCTGCATCAGCGCATCCCGTCGACGACGCAAGCCGGCGCCGCCTTCCAGCGCCAGATACACGACATCGCCCTGCTCAACGTCGAGGCCGAACGCTTCACGTCCTGATGCAACCATTGCCGCCAAGTACATGGCAAAGAACGACTTTCCAGCGCCAGAGCGACCGTAAATCGCA